CACTGACGCTACTGAGTTATCTATGGTTATGTATGGAGATTTATAATGACTGAGGAAATAAATAAAGTAATAGCTATAATAAGAGTTGATGGAGGAGTATCTATATGCTATCCAGCAACACACGATAAAGCTAACCCGGAATTAACCAAAGAAGATTTATTCCAATTAGCACTACAAAAAGCACATTTCAGAGGCAATGTTGAAGTAATAAATATATCTGACATTCCTTCCGATAGAAAATTAAGAAATGCTTGGAGCATGGAATTTAGTAAAGTAATAGAGTGCCCCTTAAAATCGAGGGAAATTATGCGCAAAATAAGAAATAAAAAACTAGAAGAATTAGACGATAAAGCTTTTAAAGAACTGAGAAAACCCAATGGAAATGTTGAAGCAATTAATAATAAAGCCCAAGCATTAAGAGATATACCACAAAGGCCAAACTTTGAAAGTTGTAGTATAGAGGAATTAAAATTAATCATTGATGAAATAGAGGAGATATAATAATGGCAGCACCCGCTTTAAATATAACTGAATTATCTGAGAGCGAACGCACTGTTATCTTAAGGGCTAATATTACAGAGGGCGGAGATGCAGATTTAACTAATTTAGTATTAGCCGATATAACTAATTACGCTGCAGTAGGCCCAACGGCTGTCGCCCTATCCATAAATAGAGTTTGGTGGTCTCTTGAGAATATGAATGTGTCGTTAAAGTTTGAGGCTGACACTCCCATTAAAGCTTTAACCTTAAGTGGAAATGGAAGTTATGATTTTAATCAAATCAATGGAGTGAAGAATCCCGGCGGGTCTGGCTCTACTGGAAGCATATTATTAGATACTTACGGTATAGCTATTAATTCTGCTTTGGGATGTGTTGGGTCAGTAATTATAGAATTATGGAAAGTGCAAGAAGGAGAGGCTGGGGGAGAGCTAGATACAGGAGCTACGTCTAGTTTATTTACTCCAGAAGTTACAGAAATATCAGGGGGTATAATTGTAGGTGGAAATTCAGCAGCCTCCGGGTACATAAGATTTCTTGAAGATTCAGATAACGGCACTAACTATACGGAATTAAAAGCTCCTGCCTCTTTAGCTGGCAATACTTCTTATACTCTACCTACTGCATTTGGGACGACTGGACAGGTTCTATCCGCTACAGATGCTGGCGTGATGAGTTGGATATCAACTACATCTCCTACTACTACTAGTTCTGCTGAGGTGTTATCCAAATATTATTTAAACGAAGGTTTTTTTGGTATTCCTAAAAAAGTATTTCCAACTACAACTACTAGAGCGTATTATTTTAACGCTATAAGTCATACTTCCGCAGTATTTAGTCCAGACAACTCTACTTTTTATAAATATGTATGTGTATTCCAAAACGGAAATAATAACACGACTAATTTAACTATGGCATTTTCTAATGATGGAGAGACCTGGGCAGGGGAACAAACAGTTACAGGTTTATCAGCCATACCTAGCCATGCAGCATTAGCTTATGATGGAACCAATTTACATATTTGGTATTGGGATGGCTCAACAATTTACACTATGGCGGGACAGAGACACGCTATATCTGCTCCATCTACAAGTCAATCTTTTAGTAGCGATGTTGTGTGGACAGAAGTTACTCCCGGCCAAGTTATTACAGGGATAGGAGGAACTAATTATAGAAGAGCATCTTATGGCTCTTCCCAAATGTTCTATAAGTCTTCGTTTACTAATACTGGAACGGATCCTAGGAACTATAAATTTTGGGGAATATTAAATGTAAGTAATGGGAATACCGAAGGTTCTGTATTGGTATATTCAACTGACGGTGTCGCGTTTACTAGATGGGACGGTAATGGGGATGTGTGTTTTATACCTACAGTATCAGGAACTTATTATAGTCACGCTGTTAATACAGTATCTATAATTAAAGATGATGTATTGGATGTATATGTTGCTTATTTCCAAGGAAACTCTGCATCTCCTAATAATCAAAACGTAGGTTTAGCTTATGCTCAGGATTTATTAGAGGTATTTACAGTAATACCTTATCCTTTATATGAGAAAGGTTCTACTAAATTAGAATACGCAGAGAGATGTTATGTTCCTTTCCCGCTACTTACCCCTAACTCTGAATTATTATTATTTAAATCTGGCAAAGGTGCTGGAGAAACTTACGCTACATATATAAGCAAAGCAACTTCTGTAGAAGTATTGGCATCTACAGATCGCATAACACCTACTTCTTTAGGTCTTGTTATAGGAACCAATACTCAAGCATATAGTGCTAATCTTACAGACTTAGCATCTAAATATACAGCAGCATCCAGTAGTGGAGCAGCTAGTTTAGTCTTGGCGGAAGATACAGACGACGGTACAAATAAAGTAACCATAACTGTTCCGGCTTTAGCGGGAGATTATACTTTAACACTGCCAGCAAATGATGGCGACAACTTACAGGTCTTACAGACTAATGGTTCAGGTGTGACTTCATGGGCAACTCCTGCCGGGGGCTTAACTGAATATACTCCGGCATCAGCCTCAGGAGCGGGCAGTATTTACTTTGCAGAAGATACCGATAACGGCTCCCATAAAGTAACCATCCAAGCTCCTGCGGCATTAGCTGGGGATATAGTGTTAACATTGCCCGACAACGATGGGGATGCAGATCAGGTATTAAAGACCAATGGTTCAGGAGTTCTATCTTGGGTTACTCCCGCTGCTGGTGGAGGCGCAGGTTTAGCTTCTGTTCAGGTATTTACCTCTAGTGGTACTTATACCCCCACTGCTGGAACTACAGCTATTGTTGTAGAAATTGTTGGGGGAGGAGGAGCTTCTGGAGGAACTCAAAATTTAGCCAATAGACCCGTTGCTGGAGCTGGAGGTGGAGGGTATTCCAGGAAATTTATTTCTTCTCCTTCATCACAAACGGTCACAATAGGCGAGGGGGGAACAGCCGTCCTTAATGTAGATAATACAGGCAATGGGGATACTGGGGGCACAACTTCGTTTGGGGCTATTATGACAGCTACAGGAGGACAGGGAGGGGCTGTTGGACAAATTCCTTGGGCTGGAGGGATTGGCGCAGGAGGAGACATAAACATTTCTGGGGGAGCTGGGGGATGGCCTCGCAACTACAATCCTAGCACCTCTTCTTTTGGGGGTAATGGAGGGTCTTCTTACTTCGCTGGAAGTGTAGCTGGCACTTATGACTCAGCTGGCAACGTAGGATTAGTTTATGGGGGAGGAGCGTCTGGTGGTTCTAGTGAAGACACTTCTGGTTTTGACGGAGTGGATGGAGCTCCTGGTATATGTATAGTTTGGGAGTATGTATAATGTTTTATATAGTTAAAGGCGAAGAAATAGTAGGCAAGAGTGGATATGTATTTCCTGCCCATTCAAGTATGATGTTTATAGAATCTGAATTAGACGTATCATTAGATGAGGCTATAGTTGATAACGGGTCTATAAATATTAAACCTATAGTAGAGAAATCTTATATTGAGTTAAGAAGAGAGGCTTACCCTAGCATTTTAGCGCAGTTAGATAGTATATTCCATAATGGAATAGATGGATGGAAAGCTAAAATTCAAATAATTAAAGATAGGTTTCCTAAGCCGGAGGTAATTTAATGGCCGCACCAAGTTTAACGGTTAGACTATTAGCAGAAAGCGCAGACTATATACTACTTGAAGGATTAATATCTTCGGGCGGGGATGCAGAGTTATCAGCTACTAAATTTGCCGACATGTCAGAATATACAGCAGGAGGAGCGTCCACAGTCTTGACTATAAACAAGGTTGACTGGGCGTTATCCAACATGAATGCTAAGTTATTGTTTGATGCTGATACAGACGATGCGGGCATAACGTTGAGTGGTACGGGGAAATATGATTTCTCAGCCGTTCACGGGATAAAGAACCCTAGAGCTGCTGGATATACTGGCGATATTATGTTAGCAACTTATGGTGTAGTCATCAATGCAGCAGAAGACACTATAGGTAGCGTTATATTGGAATGTAAAAAACTTAGGTATTAGGAGGCTAGCCCGGTAATTCCGGTAAGAAATAATTTTTTTTCTGCAAGCCTTCTCTGGAATAATCCAGCGAGGGTCTTGCCTCCTGCTAGTGTCCAATCTAAAAAATGATTGGCCGCTTCTTTATAGTTGCCGACATTTAAATCCTTTATTAGGGAGGACTTTTTAATTGCTTGATTCCCTATGTTATAAGCGAGGGAAACCAAGGCATCAAATTGGTATTGGGTTAAGCTTATTGAAGCTACAACTATTTCAGCAATGCACTCTTCAAATCTTTCTACATCTTTTAACAAGATTAGTTCTGCGGCTTCTCTGGTTATATGCATATTGGAAACCACATCTTTTCCTGTGTGACCATAGCCAATAGTCCAAACATTCCCCGGGCATAAATATGGTTTAGAGCTAAAGCCTTCAAATTTTTTTATAATACTTATCCCATTGACGCTTATTTTCATAATAAATTATCCGTGATAGCTGCCAATCTGTGAGGGTACATCTCTATTAATTTATATATTATTGTTAACAACAACAACCTCTCTTCTAGGTTATTACACCAAGTCTCTAACATTAGGTATTTAATCTTGTTACTATCAACACTAATCATAGCAGATTTATTAGTGTCTATTTTATAAGCTTCCTGTATTAATTCTTTTATGTTTACTAATTCTTGATAGTCTTTATACATTAAAGTTATAGTCAGATATCCTTTATATAAACAATTAACTTGCCTCCCGGGGGCTCTTCGATTCCCCTACTAATATGCAAGTCATCTATTTGGCAGTCATCTTTATACACCCCGGCATGTTGAAGAGCATCTAAGGTAGCCTTTAATAAATTATCTAAGTCTCTTCTTCTTTTGTCGGGAGGACAAGCTATGATTTTAACAGAAAGTTTATTGAAACTACACTCTGTTTTTCCTACTATTTCTTTTATTTGTTGCCTAAACGATCTCCCCTTTTTTCCTATTATCATCCGCACGCTCTTGCCCATAGGCACAAGCATCCAGTAATGGTTTACCGACGGGGGAAAAGGTAGGACAATCGTTAAAAGGTCTTTTGTTATAGTACAAGGCAAGCTTTTTTCCACAGTATTATTTCCTATAAATTATTTTATAGGTTTAATTATAGGAAAAAAAAAGAGCCTACAGCATGCACAAGCATTGGCTTATAAGCTCTAATGGAGGACTATGAGAAATCAACTATTCATATTTTATAATATCGTCAAGCATCTTTCTAGATAGATAAGCTACCCCTTCTATTTTATCTCTAGGTGGCAAAGCATGATTATCTAAAATTTCTTTTATAGCATTTATTGATTCTCCAATAATTTTTAACTTTTCTAACAGCACATATCTTTCTTCCATAACAACTCCTATATGGGGATGCCTAAAATAGAACCTATAATTGAGAGGTATAGAGTCCAATAAAATATAATTCCTACTAAATAATTTATTAACCACATACACCCTCCAAATTATATTACACAGAATAAAAACAATTTCTATTGTATATACCCCCATTAAAGGGGGCTTATTACTTCTTATTATTCTCTCTACTATCGTTACCACCCTGATGTGCGGAACCACCGAAGGTAAGAAGATAGCCAACGAATAAAACTATTCCACCTATAGGAGCACAGTTACTCATGGCTCCACCCAACGCGAATACCGCAATAAGTATCCACTTAACTATTTCCGCAGCACCAGAATTATCTTGTTGGGTAATTTGTTCAGCATCTTGACCAGGATCTAAAGGGCTTATTATTGGGCCACCCTCATAACCACCTCTTTTACCCATGATTCTCACCTCCTAATTTATATTTATAATTTGTATCTATAAGTATATTAAATCATAAAACTAACTAAATAACAATTGGAAGTACACACATAACCGATAATATTTTTATTGACACAGCAAAGCTCTCACAATAATAAACATTAAAGGAAACAATATAATGAATAAGTACTTACAAAAACCTCTCCCAATCTTAAATCTCATAATGAATAGGTAATTAAAAAACTGTCTCATGTTTTTAAACTTCATATCGTCCGCCTTATTTTTTATAATCTTCATATAAACTCTTCTTCATGCTTTCGTTTAAGCTTTCTACTTTCTCGCTTAAATCTTCTAGTTGAATCTTAAATACCTCATGTGATTGTAAGGCTGTTGATTGCATGTTCAATCCATACGCCATTAAATCAAGGGTTGTTAAATCTAACTGTTGTCTTTTATTCATGACTATTCTCCAGAGTAATTATTTTTACTAGCAAAGTACTTTATAATCTGCTGGGGGTTACTAGGTTCGCACTAGTCAAACACTTACGTGTCCTTATCTGTCATCGGTTAGATAGTTCATCACTACCCTTCCTTTACTTGACCCAGTAGAATATGAAATACTCTGCTTATGTTTATATTAAATCATAAAACTAACTAAATAACAATTGGAAGTACACGCATAACGCATAATATTTTATTGAATTATTTAAACTCTAGTATATTTTCTGGGTACTGAATCGTAATCTAAGCTCTAACTCTTGGGCTTGTTTTCTATTTACTTTGAATTGTTTGTCGATAGCTGTTGTATCCCAGAATCTTTTCAGCTCTGTAAATAGTCTCTCGTCTAGTTCTTTGGTTCGTTGTAGTGAAAAAATAATTATTGGGAGTTCTAATTCAGAAGAGTTTTGCGAAAGGTTTGTGGAGAGGATGGATAAAAACCCTATATCTTTATCGGCACATACCAGCTGTGTATATAGTTGCATCAAGTAATAAGCTGGAGGCCAATTAGTCCACTTCAAATAATTAACAGGCTTAGTGCTTTTGCATTCCAAGATATGCTCATCATCATAAGCATCTGGTGTAGCCCCTAATTTTAGGTCTTGGCTTATAAAGAAAGTTTTTCCCAGGTCATCTTCAAAC